AAGATGCGTATCAAAACAGAAGACCGCAAAAAGTTACTCAAGATTACCAATCAACTTAGGAACATTGTCCAGTACGTTGACGATTGCCGCGATATAGAAGTATCACAACTAAAACAGATGGATGATATGATATACACTTTGTACAGCACCTTTGATTTCAAGCCACCAAAAGATGAAGACGGCAACCCAAAACCGTGGGCTGATTGGGTGTTTGCGGAGGACGTGTGATGAGCAAGCTATGGCAAGCCACAGTGTGTGTTGAGTACACGTTTGAGTGTGAGGGTAACGACTATGACGCGGCACATGAAGACGCCGTTCATGTGGTGTGGGACAGCGACAATATGTCCTCGTGGAACATACACCTCAAACAAAAGTTGGAGACAGACAATGACTAGAAAAGAATTTTGGGAGTGGCTAAAGACTTGCCCCGCAAAAGAAGATGGTGAGCCATCAGGTTGGTTTATTGCTGATGACATGGGTGATGAATGTCGTGTATTCTTTTACTTTGATGCGGAGACAGCCGATGACTGACAACTATGACAGTGGTTTTCCACTAGTATTATCTGACCATGAAAAAGACCAGCTAATACACTACTACAGGACAGAAGCATATCCCGACTGGATTAAGAACTGGCTACCTGAAGATGTAGACCCAAACACAGGTTTATACACTGCTGAATCTAAGTACGCTGGCGAGGAGTATGAGGAGATGCACTACGATGGCATTCAGTTTGAGGACAGCGACAGAATGTTTGACTTGTGTATGCACTTTGTTGATGGCAAAGTATGGGTAGATGTTTACGAATGTGATTGGGAAGGCGATAACTGGTACACTAACTGCCGCCACAGTTGGACGCTAACAGAGGAGACAGCCAATGCTTAACCGAACCTACCGTGTAGTGTTGTCCATCAAACAGGACTACGAGTTTTTTGTCACCGCAGAAGACGCAGACGATGCCGTCGAAGAAGCGTGTTGCATGGAACTTGACGATGGCATGATGATATATGATGGTTACGAATGTGAATGTATAAAAGTGGAGGCACAGTGATGGATGATTTAGTAGCGTATGATTTTTCGTTGGATAATATTGTCAGTGTAAAGGCACCCAAAGGAGTAGACCCCGCGACACTGCACGAACAGTTGAGAGTCAGGTTACAAGAAATTTTAGACACCAAAGACGAAGGTTTTATTTTTGAAGGCAACTTCACGGGAGAGAACGATGGGTAGAGTCAAGGACTGGTTGATTGAGATGCAAGAAGACGCCGCAGAAATGTCACGCGAAGAGTGGATGACAAAACACGGCGAAACTGTTGTCGAAGTTTACGAGGACGTTCAACGTAATATACAAGGAGACTTGTTCGATGTACCGCCAGATAACATACCCGACGAATGACAAAGACCCACGCTTGGAAAGTGTTGCTGACAAATTGTCTACGCTAACAAGACAAATCGACCACGCTGACTGGCATGGTAAACCTGTGACAAACAGCCAACGTGACGAACTATCCACGCTGAGACAATCCGTGCGGGATGGCAAACTGTGGACGCCAAAATTTTGACAAACCCCCCACGCCAAAAACTTGACAAACCCGCCACGCTATCCCTCGCCGCGAACTCGTGTCAAACCTGTGGAAAACCGGCGAGGGGTGGCGGGGGCTTGTGTGGTTTGTGTTATCTGAAGAAAAAGGGCAAGCAAATAAAACAGCTTGACCATACCGGTTACTATCCTTAGTCTTGCACTACACAACAACGAAGGAATCGAACCGATGAAAAAACGAATACACATAAATCAGCATGTTATCCGTAGCAATTCGAAGAACGACAAGAACGACCCAGTTATCACCGTAAAAACTAGCCGCGACAATATCTATTGTCACGAGGTCAAGATACTTGGGGAGTCTACTGTTATTTACTCACCGGACAAGCCCTTGTCTTGTGGTGCTAAAGTGTGGATTGAGACAACAGCGAATATTGAGGTCACGCCATGAAGCGCCCTACCAAATTATCCCAGCCCAAAATGATTAGCAACATAACGCACTGCTACCTCGACGCCACGCCGGAACAGATAGCCGGTGGTATGGCTTGGTATTCTGACGCCTACGATGCCGCACACGATATTGCTATGACTCACGACGTGCCGGTGTATATCGTTGTTGCTGTTATTTCTGCGCTGTCACCAAATAACAAGTGGGTGCGGAATCTTGTCAACGCCGATGCTTTAGTCGGTGCGTTTATTCGCGGCGATGGTATTGATTCGGTGAAAGTGTCAACTTACCACAAGATGAAAAACAAAGCTTGGGACATCCTAGCAGTAAAGCCTGACTATGACGGCGCAAAAAAAATGCTAAAGGGGCAGAAAATAACGTCCTTCTTTTGTGACATTATGGGCGAGTTCAACGTGACAATCGACGGCCATGCTCGAAACATTGCCTACAATGAACGAATCGGCCTGACCGATGACCGGACAAACATTGGTGTTCGGGAGTATCGCGGGTTGCAGGATGCTTACAAGGATGCCGCGCAACAAATCGACATCATGCCCTACCAACTACAGGCTATTACTTGGCGTGTCTGGCGGGACCGGTACGGGATAACATGACAAATTGTCCACGCTATAATTTTTGGGAATATCAACACGCTTTCGGGTTGCCTATTCGGGGGGGACTTGGGCAGGGTGATATTGAGACCGGCGGCGAGTCGCGGGGCCAGCCGGTTACAAATCTTTTTCAAATTATTTTGGCCCACGGGGTCAACATTTGGAATTTATCTGTTATAGTAAATCTGTTGTCGGGTTGTCCGGCGGCACAACAACTAACGAAAGGGGGGCGTCATGCCACTCGATATTGTAACTACCAAGAATAACGACATTCACGAACATCACGAACTTTCCGACATTAGCTTGTTTCGGGAACGGGGAAAGGTTCGGCGGGTTCCGCTCGAAGCATTGGTGCCAACCGGCCACGCCAACGAGGATGGTTCAGAATTGATTGATTGCCAATCGGTTTCGAATTATTCAGCCCTAATCAACGCGGCGACTGGTGAACTACTCGACGCCCAGCCAATCGGTAAATCTTACAATCTGGTACCGCATGACCTCTTGTATGCAAAACAGGCGGAAATGTTGCGGGAC